TCCGCCATATGTAACAATGTCACCTGGTTGATATTCTCTATATGCTCCCCATGTATCTTCAAATTCTAATCCAGCAATAAAGATTGACCAATTAGCTTCATCTAGTCTTAAATTTTCATGAGTAGCACTTGATGTATGATATGTTGTACAAATCCATGTACCACCTGAATCTTTAACAACATCATTTATTCTATAACGAGTTGCATTTGCCCATTCGCCCCTGTATTCAATACCTTTATGAAAATAATCCCATTTAGATTGATCTGCTTCTAAGCCGAGTGTAATTGTTGCCGCAGATGTGTGGCCTGTATTTGCTCTATAAACCTGTCCACCGTATTTGGTTAAGTCACCAACTTTATATCGAGTATTAATAGTCCAGTCTGTTTTCCAGTCTTGACCATCACTCATCATATCCCATTTAGCTTGATCAGTTTCTAGGCCAGTGGCTAGCGAAGCTGAACTTACATGATATACTGTACAGATGTAAATTCTTGAACCATACTTAACAATATCATTAACTTTGTAACGGGTATTAACTGTCCAATTACCTTTATAATCAAATCCTTCTGAAAATAGATCCCAATATGCCGAAGTGCTATCATCACCTAAATTACTTTCAAGGCCGCCAATAGTATCAGTGTCTGAAACATGTCCAGTATTACAAATATATAATAATCCGCCATATTTTACAACGTCATTAATTTTATAAACTGACGAAACTGTCCATTCGCCCTTCCAAGTTTGACCGTCAGCAAACTGCTCCCATTTAGGAGTTGCGTTATTCAAATCTAACATAAAGTCAGTTTGTGCAATGTGTCCTACTATACATATAAAAGTTTTTCCGCCGTATCTTACTACGTCATCTTTATAGTAAGTGGTAGAAGAAGACCATTCATCTTTCCAAATAAATCTAATTCTTCCTAACTTAAACTCTGCCATGGGTAACTCCAATGTTATTACTTGTATTTATCAAAACCCTATACTCCTTGATCTTTCTATGTACCTGAACCGCCTGCAAACATTGCATGCGTCAACATACTACCTGCTACACCGTGAGCCGCACCACTGAGTGGATCACCTTGAATATTAACTGTAGTAAGTATATTAATATTTCCGCCAAGTGCTTTAAAAATTCTATCGCCTGTAAAACTTATATCACCTGCATTTAATCTGTTAACTGCTACATCTGATCCACCACTTGAAATACGTGATTTAACATATATACCAATTGCCTTTTGTGTTGGTACAATATTATTTGAGTTAGCAGTAAACGTACCATCTGTACTAAACTCTCTAACAACAGCACCTGTTCCGCCTAGCACCACGCCGCCTAATGCTAACTCATCTAATCCGCTAAGATCAAAGAAACTAGCATTAATTGATATTGTACCAGTTGATTGCTCGACTTCAAATAGTTCACCAACTCTAAAATTACCATCTTGGTCAGTACTTGTATAAAATACTCTACCGCCGTCATATTGTAATACTTCGTTAAATTGCTGTGGTTCGTTTACTGAATCAAATCCAAACACATATAATGCTGGATAGTTTGTATCTGTAAAGTTACCCGAGCCAATATCTAAGAAGTCGTGTCCTGTTAGTCTAATTTGGCTATATTTTTTTCTTAATGTAACATTAGTTGCATGTGTTACTGCTTCTGCTCTACCTAAACTTGGGCTAATTTGGAATTCAGCATCAAATGTTGGTGCTGACCCTCCACTTGAAATAGTCTTAACAACATAAAAAGTTACATCGTCTATTCCTGATATAGCAATATTGTCACCCGGCCCCGGAAGTTCTGATAAATTATTAACTATTAGTCGATCTGTAATTTGTAAAAGTTCGGCATATCCATCACCTGATGAAACAGTACTAATAACGCTAAAATGTCCTGTTCCTCTATTAGTCCAAGTTGGCCAACCAAGTACACCATCATTAATTCTTGCTACATTTGTTACAGCTAAAGTTGATACAGGATCAAACACTGTAACTACAGGAGGATCACTAACATCATAAAAACTTCCTGGATTACTTATAACAAATGTTGCAATTCTGCCACTTCCTACAATAGCAATAGCTTCTGCTTTTGCTCCAGTAATAATTCTAGTACCTGTTTCAGTAGCACTAGCAACACCAATCCAGTTACCATTATTTGCCGCAATACTAGTCCAATCTGCGGCGGACTGTGTAACTCTAGAGTACCAACAAAATCCATCTCTACTCATTGCTACAATATCTGATAAGGGATCTAATGCAACAAATAAGCCTTCATTATACGCAAGATCTCTCCATTGTCCTGTTTCCATACTACCTTCGTACCATGTTATTCCGTCAAGACTAACTGCTGTTACGCATCGTGTACTATCGCTTTTTTCTGATATAGCAACAAATCTATCGTTACCATATACTACTCTATTCCATTCTTGACTTGACGGAAGTGTACTTTGAACCCAAGATACCCCGTCGTCAATACTGTAGTATGCTTTGTCGCCGCCTGCTTGAATTACAACAAACTTAGATTGGCCGTATGCTACACTAGCCCAATCAGCAGTAATTCCAATATTTACTGTAGCCCATGCACTACCGTTATCAGTTGACCTTGCTAAAGTTGATGATCCGGTGCTATCACTTGTTCTAGGAACTGCTATAACTACATCCGAACCGTTACCGCACACATCGCTCCAATCTAAAGCTGTTGGAAGTGTGCTACTAGACCAAGTTGTTCCATCCGATGAATAACCTGCAGAACTTCCTGCTTCTGCAACTGCAATATATCTTGAATTATTAAACGTTACTGCCTGCCAATCAGCAGTTACTGGTAATGTACCTGTGCTCCAAGATAGCCCATCTGCTGATGTTGCCGCAGATGTTGAACCCTTTGCAATAGCTACAAATCCCGATGTTCCGTATGTAATGCTTTGCCACCTAGCTGTTGCAGGTAACGAAGTTGTTTGTGTTTGGAATGAAGGATAAGGTATATCTACACGAGGTTCAATAACATAATAACTACTTTCATCTAGTGCAGGTGCAATTGGCATTCCTGTTACATGCTCCCACCCTGGAAGTCCTGTTGATTCTTGCTCTACTGTTACAAGTTTAACCGCAGTATTAAATGTTTTAATTTTAGCATACTGTCCTGTTCCTGTTCCTGAATCAATTCTTATTCGCATACCTATATATTTTTCTTCTGTTCCTGTGTCAGCACCTGATAATGTAATTTGTGTTGTATTACCGTTTTGAGCTTTATTTAATACAAATTGATAATTAGCACCACCAATAAAGTTAGAAGCTTCTTCTGTTGCAAAAATTTCTGAAATGCCCCCGGTTCTAAACTCGTTATAATCTAAGACTTGGCCAATACCTGGTCCTGCAAATGACACTGTTGCATTTGTATAATTTTGTCCTGCATTTGAAAATCCAAATCCGTATATTTGATTTTTATCAGTATATGTGTTATAAATTTGTGCTTGTTTAGATCTGTTATTAACTGTTGCCGTTGCTGGTGTTTCACTACTATTATAACCTTCAGCTACGCTACCATATAGTCCGTATGAGTTGTTACCGTTTAGTGCTCTTATCTTGCCGCCATCAGTACAAAGATAACCAATATGGCAATAGTATGTAAACACACTAACAAGCTCTGATAGCCCGTCTGCATTGACCCAATATCCAATACCGTCACTTAATATCTGTGTAAAGTCATTTGCAACCATAGACTTATTACCGCCATTATGTAAAGTTCCATCAACTTTCATTCCAATACACCCATTACCGAATGTTGATACGTTTTGTACATATGGAGATTTACTAGTAATGTGTGCATATGTATCACCTGGTCCATTTGCTGGATCTAATGCAACATACGCTCCAGCACTTGGGCGTCTTGTTAAATTATCATTAGGATCACCTAGTGTTCCGTTTAGCCCTTGTAGTGACATATTTCTTAAACCTGATCCATTGTGCATTCTAAACATATCAGAGGTTTCATAACCAGCCGCAGGCTGTACTGTTACGCTTCTTAATTCGTCGCCAACAATAGCTGTATCTGCTGGAACAACAATTGGTAACACTTCTTGATATAATCCTGTTGCACAGAATATTGTAGCAGGTGCTCTTGTAGCAATATCGCCTCGTATATATTGACATGCATAATTAATAGATGCATATGCTGTAGCAGGATTACCCCCAAACCCTACAGCATCAGTTCCGTTAGGAGAAACATAGTAAACGTTAACTGTTTTATTTAAATCCTCCCATTTTACTATATTAGTATCATCAACTTTTAATGCCGAACCTGCAACTCCTATAGTAAGGTTTGTTGGTCCTGCTGTACTTCCGTCGTATGTTGTATTGTATGTACGCATGTCACCTCTATAGCGTAACGTATTGTTTACAGCGGCAGTTGAATTACCAAAATATATAGTCCAATAACTATTTGCTCCTGTTTCTGGATCTACGTCAAATATAGGTCTTGCTTCAAATATATTACTATAATGTTGCTTCTTGCAAATGTATGTAATACTCCTGTCCATAACAACGTCACCTGGGTAGTATTGGAAGAAGCTACTATCAGATGCATCGCCTACAGTTTCGTACCCTAAGAACTCTTGCCATTCACCTTTCCAAAATATTCCTGTTACTAATAGTAACCATTTAGATACACCTTCAGCGTTGTATATTCCGTCCTTTATTGGTTGATCACTACCGCCGGGGTCAGTGTCGCCTGGCTCAACTAGATCACTTGGTATTATTAAAACTCTTGCTTCGTATAAGTATCCATTCTTTCTTACTACGCTACCCATTGGATATACTTGTGTAATATCCCAATCGCCTTTAAAATCATATCCTCTAGTTAATAATTCCCACTTGCCGGCGTCTTGTAATAATCCTTGTTCAAAAGGAGTTTCGCCTATGCTAAGTTCTAAACATGTATATGTATATCCGCCATACGTAACAATGTCACCTGGTTGATAAAGTACTGCCGCGTTCCATTCTGTTTCGTATCCTAAACCAGGAACCCAAAGATCCCAATCCACTCCATTAAAGAATGTATCAGTTCCACTCATTCCTCTTTTTGCTTTATATAAACTAGAACCGTATCTTACAATATCGTTAGTTTTATAGTAACTACCAGTCCACTCGCCTTTATATTCAATGCCTACGCTAACTAATTCCCACTTAGCTATACTTGAATCTAAACCTAAATCAGTACCAATACCTTCTGTTATGTCATCATTACTTGTATGGCCTACTGTACATCTATATAAGTTGCCGCCGTATCTTACTACATCATCTTTAATATATCGTGTTCCTACAGCCCAATTATTTTTCCAAAAATCACTTCTTTGAAGTACTGCCCATTTTGATTGGTCGTATTCTATTCCTGCATTGGTTGTATTTGATTGGTGGTCAGTAAGGCAAATATATACAATACCATTATAACGTACTACATCATTCTTTTTATATTCTGTAAATGCTGACCATAGATTTAACCAATTATAACCTTTAGCAAACGGGGTCCATTTAGCTTGATCGTTTTCTAATCCTAATGCTACGCTAGATGCACTAGTATGACTATCAATACAACTATAAACAATTCCTCTATATTTTATTAAATCATTAACTTTGTAAAATGTTGACGGTAGCCAGTCGCCCTTCCAGGCTTTACCGTCGGCTACTTGTTCCCACTTAGGTGTTGATTCGCCGCTTATTGTATAATCTAAGTCTGTGTTAAAATCAGCAGATGCAGTGTGACTTGTTAAAGCAACAAATGCTTTACCACCGTATGAAATTATGTCATCTTTAATATAAGCTGTTCCGGTAACCCAAGTACCTTTCCAGTTATACCTAATCCTATCAATTCTAAATTCTGCCATTTTCTTTCCTAATCTTTAAGTAAGTGTATTTATTTGTCCGCCCATACCACTATGATTTACACAGTAATAATATAACGTTGGAGCGTTAACCGGAATTTGTATTTTAACATATGCGCCTTCTAACCCTGCTGTACTAATAGTAGTAACTCCAGTAGTATATTCTACTCCGCCACCATGTATTCCGTTTGGCGTTGTTGAAAATCTAATTGGATGAGTATTATTTGAAGAATCAGCTTGTCCAAATGTATAAGTTTGTCCTTCAAATAAATTTAATGTAGGAGCAACAATATCGTTAAGATAAAACTTATTACCTGATCCTGGATTAGCTATTGTAACTTTAAAATGCTTTGGATTATAGTCTCCACTACCGTCAGTACTAACACCTGTTGGATATGTATAAGGTCTATTAAATCTAACAACTAGTTCGCCTTCATCGTTAATGTAATAAAATAAGTGTCTTTCGTCCCAGCGTAGTTGTTCATATGTTAAATTCTCATAAACATATTCATGATTTTGATCTCTTCCCTCAAAGAAGTCAGTTCCTTGTTCAAAGTCTTTATAATTATTATTAGGATCGCCTGGCGCATTTACTTGTATAGTTGCATTTGGATCCATTTGATCTACTTTTGTAATAAACAATTCACCATCGTCAGTTCTACGTAGACCGTAAAAAAATCTACCATCTACACCACCTAATATATTGTCTGCACTGTTACCAAAATATGCTGTGTTTGACATTTAATTACTCCTATACTATATCTACGTAACTTATAATAGCATCACAGCTATCACTTAAATTACTCTGTATCAGTAAAGAATTGTTTGCAGGGATAATTAACTTTTCTCCTCCAAGCATTCCTTTAAAACTACTATTTGGTGCTATCATTACATCTTTCATAAAGTAACCTTCAACACTTGTATCATCCTTAACATAGATATTTACATTTACTGCAAAGTCTGTTATGTTTGCAACGTTAATTCCTAGCACAGTTGCGTTAGTTGATCCGTCACTTGCGAACACTTCAATTTTTTGTGTTCCTATGTTTTTAATAATCTTGTTTCTAAAATATGTTGCCATCTTTTTATCCTAACGCTAAAACGTACTCCAATGCTAATGCCTCTGCATCACTAAAACTTATTCCGCCACTTGAACCTGCAACTGATACCCAGTTAGTTCCGTTAAATATTTCTACTCGAGCCGATGTAGTATTATACCGTGTCATGCCTGTTTCTGCATTAGATACACTTGGCCTTGTAGCATCAGTACCAATAGGAATAACAACTCCTTTAGTACCTGCAAATTTAAAATAACCAGTTCCTGTTGGTTGAAATACTGTTTGACTGTCAGTAACTGTATTTGTAATAGTATTGTTTTTAATCTTAAAGTTATCTATTACAACACTACCAGTACCATTAGCATTTAAATTTAAATCTGTGTTAGTACTTATCGTTGTTATAGTACTCCCATCAATTTCTATATCATCAACTTCTAATTTGTTTGTAGAAAATTTAGTTGCATCTAAACTAGCAGTAAGTGAGCCACTGTTATAAAATCTAATAATATTATCGTTAGCACCTGGTGTATTTTCTGCTGTAATATATGTATCATTGTCACTATCTGTAAGCGATGTACTTAATTCTACCCAACTTCCGTTATAACCTTCAAATTTATTAGTTGTTGTATTATAACGTGTCATGCCTGTTACAGGACTTGCATTCCTTTGTGCAGTTGTACCTTTTGGAAATAATATACTATCTGTACTGTTGATTTGTAGTACACCCGATTCTGGTGTTAACACCATATCGCCATCAGTACTTAATACATTAGCGTTAAAACTAAAGTTGCCTGTAGTAACAGATCCTGTTCCATTTGCTCTAAGTTCTAAATTACTATTACTAGTAGTTGTAGTAATAAAATTATCATCAATTAAAATATCACCGGTAGTAAAACTATTTGCTGTAATTTT